ATCATTGTTCTGAATGTGGAATACAAATTTCAGAGTGGATGCTTAGAGATGTTGATGGAGTTACAGTTGACACTTGTTTAAATTGTGCTATTAAAACATCATTGATGTCATGCCCTGTTTGCAATAAAGATATAGGTATGACAAATGTAGATCGTGCAAATAGAATACTTGGTGAAGGATGGGAAGAAATGTGTGAAAAATGTGCTGTTGAATTTAAAAGGAAAGTTTAAAATGGAAGATGAATTTGTTATTACTTTTTTAGGTAAAAAGTATAGAATTAAAGATGTAAAAAAAACAATTAAAGAAAAAGAAAAAACAGCTAAAGTTTTTAATCATAAATATATAAGTAAAATAGACGAAAAAATATGTAAGTGGGAAATAAAATGAAAAGCATAAAAATAAAGATTGACGATGAAATTTTCTATGTTTTTTATAGTGAAGAATGTAATTTAAAAAAAGACATAACTAAATTAGACTGGGGTCAACTGCTATATCATTTAAAAGATTCGGTTTTTCCAAAACAAGAAGATGTAGACGAAGACACAGATAATAACCACATAATAGATTTATCTTTATTTTTAGATGATTTTAAGTTTTTAGTATTTACACACTCTTTTGGAAGCAAAAGAGTTTTTTCTATTTATTGTAATCAAAAAATAATATCAAAGAAAAAGTTAGCGTTTGGAAAATGGTCTGCTCAACTTGAATGTGGTCATTCATATATAATGGATGAAAAAATAGACGATTTGAATAAGTTTAAAAGAATTTTTTGTTCTAAATGTTTGGAGGAATCTAATGGATAAAGGTTATATTCGTAAAGACAAATTATCTGAAATAAAATTGGAATCTGGAGGATTAGCGTTAATATCTATAGAGCAAATTCAAAATTTGCTTGAAAGTTTAACTGGTAAACATTATGACATTTTTGAATTATTTCAAATGTTAAGATCTTTTGATGGCGACATAATTAACATGGACATGATGGAAACTATTATTGTAGAAGGTTTGTATACATTAAATACAGATGGAACTAACTGCAAGCATGTTACTATATCTCCCATTGCAGAAGACAAAGAAACTTCTAGAATGATATGTGAAGGCGAAAAAACAATGGAAGAATATTATATTTCTGAAACAAAAAGACTTAAGGTAAATATTTCAAAGAATCTTGGTTTTGTGACTGAGAAGTGCAATGAATACAAAAAGGCAATGTTAGGTAAAAAATATGAAAACAGATGAGATAATGAAGCGTATTGAAAGTGGTAACACTCTGGCAGATAAAGTTGCTAATTATTTAAACTTTAGATTTAAATACAAATTTGAAAAGGCTTCTATCGAAGAAGATAAGAAGTTAATGATTGATTATAAGTGCAGCAAAAGCAATAAAACTGCACAAATGAAATGTCGTGAAAATAAATCAGACATCATTTACGAAGCAAAAAGGTTCTATTCTACAAGTGGTGCTTTTTATGAAGAAGCAAATGGTAGAGATGTGAGAACAGAAGCAACACTATACATATGTCTGTCAGCAGATAAAAGACAGATAATTGTTGCAGAAACAGAAGCTATCAAAAAAATAGTTCAAAAAGAAATGCAAAAATTAGAAGTAACATTAGATCAAGTAAAACAATATGAGCAAGAATGTGCATCTACTAGAAATAAAACAAAAAAATTAGCATCAAACAAATCTAGAATTGAAGTATGGTTTAAGGTTGATGAAGGCATAGATTCAAGGCATTATAGTAAATTGCTTGTATTTATTCCGTATTCTGCGATATTTGAATCTGTAGTAATTGACTTAAGAAGCAACGAAAACATTGAAGATGAAAGGACTTGGAAAAATGGATAATGAAATTATGTTTAACCAAAGAATACCTAGCTTACTTGTTGTTGATAACTTTTATAAAGATCCAGACTTTATTGTAGAAGAAACAAAAAAGTTTGAGTTTAAAGAAGAAAATAAATTTTATAAAGGAAAAAGAACAACATCTTGTTTGTTTCCATATGTAAAAGAAGAATTTGAAAAGTTATTGCAAGTTCAAATAGTTGACTGGTTAAATCAACCAATGAATGGCGTTTTTCAAATAACAGAAGGCAAAGATCCTTTAGTATATCATAGTGATCAACAAGACTATGCAGCAGCAGTATACTTAACAAAAGATGGACCAACAAATGCAGGAACATCATTTTGGATAGATAAAAAATATGGTTGTAGAAGACCGCCAAGTCACCCATTAGAAAATAGAGAAGGAATAAGCGATTCAGATATATATACACAATACAATTTATTAAATGAAGATAATTGGGAATTGGTAGATAAAGTTGGATCTGTGTATAATCGGCTTGTTCTTTGGGATGGTAAAATGATTCATTCTGCTAGTATGTATGGTGAATTTCCTAGATTGGTTCAACTATTCTTTTTTAATGTGAAAAAATAATGCCATACTTTTCTATAGTTACACCAACAAATAACACTCAATTTCTTGCTAGGCTTGCTAGATCTATATCTAAGCAAACATTCAAAGATTTTGAATGGGTTATTGTTCCAAATGGTAACGCTAATATTGACATTGAATCTTTGGCTTTTAGTCCAAGGATTATAGAATCAAAAAAACCAGATTCAAAATTGATTGGTCTTTTTAAAAAAGAAGGGTGCATGGCATCCAATGGAACTGTAGTTGTAGAAGTTGATCATGACGATGAGCTTACAGAAGATTGTTTGCAAGAATTATATAATGAATTTAATTCAGATAAAACTATTGATTTTGCATATTCAAATTGTGCAGAGATAGACCCTAATGGAAAACCATTTGTATATCACAATAGATATGGTTGGAGAAATAGACCATTTAAATATCAAGGTAAAGATCTTTTAGAGCTTATATCATTTGATCCAACTCCAGCTTCATTTTCTAAAATATGGTTTGCCCCAAATCATGTTCGTGCATGGAAAAAATCGTTCTACGAAAAAATTGGTGGTCACGATGAAACAATGGAAGTTTTAGATGATCATGATATTCTATGCAAAACATATATACAAGGCAAAGTTAAACATATAGATAAGTGCTTGTATATTTATTACAAACATAAAAACAATACTTGTTATGGCGAAAAGAATGCATTCATTCAAGAAGAAACATTAAATATTCATGACAGATATATTTATGCGTTGACTGAGAAATGGTGTGACCTTAATGGTTTGCTTAAGATAGACCTTTGCGGTGGTTTTAATCCTCCAAAGGGGTACAAGTCGATAGACATGCATAACGCAGAAATTATACACGATTTAAACAATCCTTGGCCTTTTAAAGATGGCGAAGTAGGATTGATAAGGGCACATGATGCACTTGAGCATTTAAAAGATCCGATTCATGTTATGAAAGAAGCACATAGGTGTCTTTGTCCAATGGGTTGGTTTTTAACGCAGACCCCATCCACTGATGGCAGAGGTGCTTTTCAAGACCCAACACATATAGCATTTTGGAATAGTAATAGCTTTTGGTATTACACTAAAGAAGAACAAGCAAAATATATTGGAACACCAGTAAGATTTCAAGGTAATAGAATTAAGAATTTTTACCCAACTGAATGGCATAAAACACACAATATTCTTTATGTAAAAGCAGATCTAATAAGGCTTCCAGAAAAAGATTCAAGCACAAGAGTTCCAGGAGAAGTTATGATATGAATCACATATATCATCTTCCGCAATTTGGAGAGAATTGGTTTACATATCCACATTTATATAAATCAATGGTTGAAAAGTTTTCCTCTGGAAGTAAGTTTGTAGAGGTTGGTTCATGGAAAGGAAAAAGTGCAGCTTATCTTGCCGTAGAAATTATAAATTCTAAAAAAGATATAAAATTAGATTGTGTAGACACATGGAAAGGTAGTTCTGAACATGTAGATAATGAGTATGTAAAATCAAATTCTTTATACGAATTGTTTATTGAAAACACATCTTCTTTATCTTCTATCATTAATCCAATTAAAATGGATTCTATTAGTGCATCAAAAACATATGAAGATAATTCAATAGATTTTGTTTTTATTGATGCTAATCATGAGTATATACATGTAAAAAATGATATAGAAGCATGGTTTCCTAAAGTAAAAGTAGGAGGAACTATTGCTGGACACGATTATAGAAATGGTTGGACAGATGTAGACAAAGCCGTTAATGAATTTTTTGCTGGAAAAAAGATTTTAGCTGGCGAAAGTTGTTGGGTTTACGAGAAAATTTAATGGACTTAGCATTATTAGTTCATGCATGTGACAAGTATTCTTTTGTTTTTGAAAGATTTTTAAAAGCATTTGATGTTTTTAACTTGAGCATACCATGTTATTTCTCAACAGAATCTACAGAAATAAAAAACAGTCGATTTGAAAATATAAATATAAATGAAAATATATGGTCATTAAGATTAAAAGAAGTTTTGTTTAAAATAAAAGAAAAAAACATAGTTCTTCTTCAAGAAGACTTTATAGTAAATAGTTTTAATAAAAATTTGTTTTGTGATCTTTATAAGTTTCACAATGATTATGGTTCAGACATTACTAAGACAGGTTCGTTTAAAACCTTTTCGTTGCTAAAAACTTCTGTTGAAAATATGTACGCACAAAAAT